TCTCCATGCCATCAAATGTACGAGGTGTAGATACTCTACATTAGTAGTTGGGCTGAAGAATAGGTTCAAGGATTGTGATTGGCAGATGTATGGCTGTCGATCTGCAGCGTGTTGAATAATCCACGTTTGATCAATCTCCATCGATGTCTTAAACACATCCTTCTCATTATCATCCAAACAATCCAAAGAGGCAACAGAACCATCATTGGAAATGATCTCTGTCCACGTCTTCTGATCGTTTCTACCTTTCGACTCTAGTAGTTGCTCGAGATACTTGTTCTTGTGTACCTGCGTACCATTGACGCCCTTCTCAAGGTAGACATTGGCTCGATAGGGTTCAATCGAAGGAGAGGTGTCAAGTAGAATTGAGCTGGAAGCATTAGGAGCAACGGCAAACAAATGAGCGTTACGAACAGGTGTATCGCTGCCAATAGAATCAGGACATGGACCTCTCGTTTGTGCTAGTTGAATTGTTGTTTGCTTTGCTTGTTCGTTCATCTTCTTCCAAATGGATTTGTTGAGAGCTACAGCAATAGCAGATTCAAATGGGATACCTTTCTTTTGTAGGAGAGCATGCCAACCCATTGCACCGATACCAATAGAACGCTCTTGTTCTGCTGAGTATACTGCATTCTTGATTTCAGGGAATCGCTTGCCTTCTGAACAAAACAAAGAAATCACATTGTCCAACATCTCGACGATATCAGGAATGAACTGTGGTACATTCTTCCACTCATCATAACGCTCTAGGTTAACGGATGATAGGCAGCACACGAAAGTGCGATCGTCTCCTGTAGCAAGAGTAATCTCCGAACAAAGATTCGAGCCGCGATTGGCAAGACCCTTTGCTTTCTGGAATTCTGGTAGAGCTTTATTGACTGTATCAATGAACCAAAGGTAAGGCTCACCCGTCTCCATACGAATCGTAAGGATTCGTTCCCATAGTTCGCGAACAGATGCATATTCAACAACTTCACCTGAGTGCTGATTGATCAACGGAAACCGATCTAGCTCCTCGCGTTGTTCTTTTGTTAGCTCATCGTTGTGTAGTGATAGAGCTTCAACACGCTTCATGAAATCATCTGTGATATTAATCCCATGATGCAGATTAAGACACTTACGATTGGGATCACCGCCTGTAGGCTTTCGCATCTCCAAGAAATCGATGATCTCAGGGTGATTGATATCAAGATAAGCTGCAGTAGCGCCACGACGAGTAGTGCCTTGTTTGAAAGCAAGAGTGTCAACATCATAAGTCTTTAAGTGAGGGATAATTCCGGAAGATTTCTTATCGCCAGGCCGTAGTCCAATGTGTAGACCGACCCCGCCACCGACAACAGCTAGCATACGAGTCTCTGATGAAGTGTCGAGAATAGACCTCATCGAGTCTCCTAAAAAGGAAGCGAAACACGAGATTGGAAGACTACGCTTTGTCTTTCCGTAGGACAAGATTGGTGTAGCATAAGACAACCACATCTTTGATGAATATTCATACAATCGCTGAGCATGCTCAGGGTTTGAAGAAAATGTTTTTGATACAAATGCAAATCGATGTTGTGGAGAGGTCTCCCCTTCACTCAAGTAACCATCAATCAATCGACCTAACCCTGACTCTGAAAATAAACTGTCTCTACTATAATCTACTTTAATTCCGTGTACGATGTCTTCCATTATTTCCTCTTGTTATTTTGCGACAAACGTTGAACTCAAAGGAAAGATTTGTGCAATAACTTTAGCACACTCTTTAGCAATCATCATATGTTCTTTTTGTGTACCGTTACCTGATCTAATCTGAATAAAGTGAACCCATGATCTAAGTGTACCATTCATATACATTCGTGAAACAGTGTTTCCTTCTGGAAGTACTACTCGTGCTTGCTCCTTAGCAATTCCATTTTTAATCGCCCACGCATATGCTTCTCGGGCTGCACTAATTACTCGACGCTGATGAAAGTCCCACTGCTCAATAATATTAGCATCACCAAGTGTAGCTACATCTACTTCAATTGAGTTTTGTCGATTATTGGGATCTTGAAGTCGAGCTTCCCTCCGAACAAAACTCAGATCCTTTGTGGGATCTGCATACCGCTGACTGAATTCCTGAAAGGAGAATGAACGATGACGAAGGATCTGCCGAGCGATGTCACGAGTTGTTTCAATCTCTAAGCAAGCTGACACCATCTCCAAAGGAGACCAGTGAGCATTCTTGATCAAGTATCCAATCAGCTTTTCTGATGTCTGCGTGTTGTACTGGTTGGCAGGATTTGATACTCGAGCACAGTACGCAATTAGGTCTTGTGCATCTTCAATTCCTTCGGTAATAAAATCATCAGTCGGTTGACTGAATGACACTAGTTTAACTTTCATTAGCACTTTCTCCATGTCGAAAATTTTAGTTGAGCTTCTATACCTTGAACCGCGTTTCTATCAATGATATCTTGTACTTGTTCAGATGTCAACCCAGAAACGATCATATCATTGATATCTTTTTGTGTAATAGTGTCTGGCCAAAGACATACTTTATATCCTTGTCCAATAGTCTTCTCAATCAGCTTTGTGAGTTCCTTAGACCTGGGCTCATTGTCATATACTACTGTACACCTATCTTTTAATGTCTCTATAATCTTAGAACTAAACGATGATCCTGATACAGCAATGCTGTTAGGGATGAATAGAGAGTCGATAGGTCCTTCTGTAATGTACATCGGCTTGGTTCTATCGAGTCTCTCTAAACCAAAAATCTTCTCAGCATCATCGTCAATTTTTATAGTGTAGTATTTAGGGTCTTCTTTACCGAATGCTCTCCCTTGAAAGGCAATACACTCTCCATCTTCATTGAAGAACGGAATCACCAATCGAGGATGTTCTTTCGCATTAACGTTAAACTTACCTGGCACCACATCATTAACAAACTTTACAAACTTAGGAGCAATATATAGCAACGATAGACAGTGATCTGGTATCATCCTCTTCTTTACATATAACATTGCAGGATGATCGCTTGGTAGCGAATCAAGTCTATGAATGGTTGATAGGAATGTAGGCTTCGGTTTGGATGATGTCCTGATCACATCAGGTACGGCATCTTCACCCGAATGGTGGGACCTTGGAAGACCACTTTCTTTGTAGTTCTCTAAGGTATATTCTTGATACAACGGTGAGTCAAGATATTTGATGAAGTTGCCAATGTTCGTGCTGTATCCACAGTTGTGGCACTTGACAAACAACCCCATCTTTACCTTGTAAACATAACCACGAGCCTTGAGCTTGTTCTTCGACGAGTCGCCGCAAACAGGACAAGAGTAGTTCCACAGGAATTCACTCTTGCGCTTGAAGTTCCTTAGATAAGAACCAAGCATATTGGCATACTTTACATCAACCCACAACATCACAACACTCCTATTATCTTAGATGATAATAATAGAGGTACAAATAAAAAAGGTCAACTGAAAATTAGTTGACCTTTAAAAATTACGCGGCGAGAATCAGTATGTCCGCTGTGATGTAACTACTTAAGGGTCTTCAAAGGATCAGGTCTCTCAAGAAGTTCTTTTGGTACTTTAAGTATCAACTGCGCTTCTCCGGGCGGGGGAGTTGTACAACATCCCGCCAAGATCACCAGTAGTAAAGCGAGTGCGATCTTCATTTGCTGACCAACTCGCTTTGTCTAGACTGAAAGTCAAGAACTACATTTTGTAGTGCCACTAAACGAGCAGCTGTGATGTTGCACATATAGTAATTATCTGCTACTACTCGGCCTACATCTGATAGTGTAAACTTTGAGTACTGCGCATTGTCAGCTTTAGCAATGTCAGATAGAATCTTACCTTCCGCTGCTGTATTATGTAGATCGACAAAACCATTGTTGACAGGTTTATCGACTTCTTTAGGTACATACACGGTAATGTATTCGGTGATGTACTTAGTCGAGCTCGTTGACGTAGGTTTTGTGTTCCTAAGTTTTTGAACTTCTGTCTGCAGATGGTTGACAATCGTAATGTAGTCTTTGATGATTGTTTCTGTGCTTTCAGCAGCGCTGGCTTGTTGTTCTGCTACCTTAGCAGTCCACGCAGCTCTTTCAGCAGCAACTTTAGCCTCTGCTAAACTTTCACCGTCTGATCTGCCCTTTACATACGACCCACCAACTGCTGTTACTACCACAAGCGCTAATGCCAAATATCGAGCCATCGGGCTCATCAAGAAAGAGATCATAATCTTACTCCGTTAGTTATTTTGAAGGTCGTTTTAGTTTTGACCAGGATCCACCACCACTTCGATTGAAGCGAATTGCTTTTGTATTCTTGCCGTTTTGCAGAATGATTACACCGTTGGGGTTCTTTTTAGCAAATTCATAAATTAGTCTCTGGCCATCATCACTTAGATCCAGATACTCTTCCCACTTTCGATACTTTGCTTTACCTTTAGTGAACTTATTATACACACTATCATTCACTATGAATTTACTAAATCTGCGAGGAGCTTTGCGACGAATTACAGGTGCATCTGTAGATACTGCAGGCCCTGTTGCGTTAACTGGAGCATCTTCCGCCAACATGAAATCTTCGATCACCAACTGCTCTTCAGC